GGATGCAATTGATGGTATCCTAGACCTTGCAAGAGAATCAGAACACCCCAGAAGCTATGAAGTTGCTGGGAATTTAATTAAACAGGTGGCAGAAGTCACAGAGAAACTTGGAGACTTACAAGGTAAGATGAAGAAACTCAAAGAAGTTCCTAACTCTGCACCTAAGAATGTTACTAATGCACTATTTGTTGGTAGCACGGCCGAATTACAAAAAATGTTAAAGGGAAAAGAATAAGATGCCATTAACTAGAATCAAATTATCTACTATCGCTGACGGTGGTATCTCAACTGCAAAGTTGGCAGACGGTGCGGTTACTCTTGTAAAGACTGATTCTTTGTTTACAAATGTAACTGATATCGGAACTGGACACACTCAAGTTGCAAAAGGAACGACTGCCCAAAGAAGTTCTGGTGTAACTGGTATGTTACGATACAATACAACAGTAGAAGTTCTAGAACAGTATACTGCTGAATCTGGTTGGGTTGGTATCGAACCAGCACCCACTGTTTCTTCTATTGCATATCCAAATTCACAAACAGCAGCATCTGCTGGAGATATTATTACTATTACAGGAACAGGGTTCAAAACTGGAGCAACAGTAAAATTTATCAGTTCTGGTGGGACAAATTATAACTCACTAACTGTTACTAGAACAAATTCAACTACAATGACTGCTGAAGTTGCATCTGGTATGACTACTGAGGGTGATTATACAGTAACGGTAACAAATCCATCTGGTCTTGCTGCATCCTTAGATGCTGCATTGACGATTGATGGCACTCCAGTGTTCACAACATCATCTGGTTCTTTGGGAACAATATCAATGGTAGACAATGCTAACTTTACTATTGTTGCAACAGAAGATGGAACAAGTGCCACTTTTGCACTAAAATCTGGTTCTTCTTTGCCTGCTGGGTTATCGTTGAATTCATCAACTGGTGTTATTTCTGGAACTCCAGATGCAGTTGAGGAAGAAACAACAACAACATTTACAATAGTAGCAACAGACGCAGAAAACCAAACTAGTGAACGAACATTTAGTATCACAGTCCAGTATGCTGCCGTTAATTCACTGATTATTGGAGATTAAATAGATGGCATACCTTTATAGAAACACAGTCGCTGGTTCATCAACAAAATTCACTTTATCTTTTTGGATAAAGAGGGGTGATAATGATACTGACATACATCAAATTTGGAGTTTAGGTTCGCAGACTGGTGCTGATGGATTCATTCAACTTCGATTCAATGATGATAATGGTGGTGGAACTTTTAGAATTTCGGCGGCTGATGGTAATGGAGATTCTCTAAATTTATTCTCTCTAAAAAAATTGATGGATTCTCAATGGTATCACTTTGTTCTTAGAGTTGAAATGGGGAATTCAAGCGCAAATAAAGTTCGTGCCTATATGAATGGAACTGAGATAGAGTGGGATTCTACCCCATCTTACGATTTATGGGCAGCCAGTTCACTTGCATCAACTTTTTGGACAGGTGGGAATAGTAATGTAAATACTATCAATGCTGCAAGGGATGGTAGTCAACAAGGAGACCATCATTTTTCTGAAATTTATTTTGTAGATGGGCAGGACTTAGTTGCATCAACTTTTGCAGAAACAGATTCAAACGGTAGATGGACAGCAAAATCACCATCAACAGTAAGAGCATCAATTAACTCTACTGGAACTTTTGGTGCAAACGGCTATTATTTGCCGTTCAAAGATGACACTTCTACTACAACTCTTTTGCATGATTATCAAACATCTGACAGAAGTGGAACTACAAATGACTTCACACTTTCTGGAACTCTAGTTGGTGGAACAAATAATAGAACCCTTAGTGGCCCAGACAACGATTTCGCAATTATGAATGAAATGCATAGAGACTACTTTGGTTGGGATTTTGACAACGGTGGTCTTAAAATTGCCACAAACGATACAGGAACATTACAAATTAGTTGTATGGCAAGTATCGCTCTACCAAGAAGTGGCAAGTGGTATTATGAAGTAAGACTAAATGAACTATCCACGACAAGTTCTGGTGGAACAGGAAATAGTTTTGGGTTCTCTACTAGTGGAGAAAGAGAGTTTGTTCGTTGGCAATATTCTCATAATGGTTCAGCAAATGGCAACACCATTGCTGATTCTGTTAGTGGAACTCTGCAAACTATTGGTTCTGGTGGTGGAACAGGTTATCCAAACGCTGGAGACATTTATGGTTTTGCCGCTGACATTGATAACGGAACATTTACTGTTTATAGAAACAATACACAAATAGGCAGTGTAAACTACGACTTCAAAGCAAATACTGGAAGATACTTGCCCTATTTTAGAAATGATGAAGGTGTTTCTGGAAGAGGTTCAGATTCAGAGTGGAACTTTGGACAAGGTTATTGGGTAACATCAAACAGTAATAACGGATATTCAGATGACAATGGTTATGGTCGATTCCAATACCAACCGCCTACTGGTTATCAATCAATCTGTTATGCTAACATTCCAAACCCAACAGTAGTTCCATCTGAACACTTTAATATTGTGAAGTATGATGGCAATAGTTCAGATAATCGTGCAATTACTCTTGGTTTCCAACCAGACCTTATTTTATCAAGAAGAAGTCAAAACACTGCAAGTTGGTATTGGATTGATAGTGTTCGTGGTGTAACCCACCCACTAACTCAAGGCACGGGCACTCAAGGAACAGAAACCTCTCAAGTTAAATCTTTTACATCTACTGGTGTAACTGTTGGAACTGATAGTAACATTAACGGTTCTGGAACTAATGGTTATATTATGGCAGGATGGAAGGGCGGTGGTTCTTCTGTTACTAACAATGATGGCTCGGTTTCATCCACTGTGTCTGCAAATACTTCTGCTGGATTTTCTGTTGTTCAATATACAGTTCCTTCTGGTGATTATACCGTTGGCCATGGTTTGGATAGAAAACCAGACTTAATTATTCTTAGAGGTGGATACTCTACAAATACTTATAATTATGATGTATATACTCCAAATAATGGAGGAACTGGCGGTGCTGGTCATAGACTTAAACTAAACAGCGCAGACCTGAGAGAAACAACGGCAAATGCATTTAAGAATGAACCAACCGATACTGTATTTTCACAAAACAGTGCTCATTATTCAGTCGGTAATGTTAATATTGCGTGGTGTTGGCACGCCGTTGAAGGACTTAGTGATTTTGGTTATTTTAATGGTGCATCAAATACACATATCTTTATTAACACAGGGTTTGCGCCAAAAATCGTTGTTGTGAAACCATACAATGGGAATAGCACGCCAGGCACTGGATGGAGATTCTTTGATAGAACTAGGAATGTGAATAATAACCAAGGCACTGACGATGCTCTATATATGAATACTACGGGCAACCAAGTTGGTCAAAATGGTGTTGATATGCACTCTAATGGATTCTCCGTTTATGGTGAAGGGGACAATAACCTTAACGCCAGTGGTATGCATTATTTTTATATGGCGTTTGCCGAACTTCCTGCTGAATTTGCGAGAGGGATAGGATAACCCTATCCTCTCTTTGAGACTTTTATTATTATGAATGATGTTCAACATTACCTAGGCAATCCTCTACTCAAGAAAGCAAACGCACCTATTGAGTGGACTAAGGAACAGATACTAGAATACCAGAAGTGTATGGAAGACCCCATATACTTCATTAGGAACTACATTCGTATTGTCTCTCTAGATGAGGGACTTGTTCCATTTGAACTCTATGATTTCCAAGAAGATATTGTAAACACGATTCACGACAATCGTTTTACTATCTGTAAACTTCCTCGACAGTCTGGTAAGTCAACAACTCTCGTATCTTATGTCTTGCATTATATTCTATTTAATCCGAATATGAATGTTGCAATCCTTGCCAACAAGGCTGCGACTGCAAGAGACATTCTAGGAAGACTTCAACTCGCATATGAAAACCTACCCAAGTGGTTACAACAAGGGGTGGTGTCTTGGAACAAGGGTTCTGTAGACTTAGAAAACGGTTCTCGTGTTGTTGCATCATCCACATCATCATCTGCTGTTCGTGGTGGTTCATACAATATGTTGTTCCTAGATGAATTTGCATTCGTTCCACAGAATGTTGCAGAGGACTTCTTTAGTTCGGTATATCCTACAATCTCATCTGGTAAGTCTACCAAAGTTGTTATCGTATCAACTCCTAACGGTATGAATATGTTCTACAAGTTATGGACTGATGCAGAGAATGGTAGGAACACATATAATGTCATAGATGTTCACTGGAGTCAAGTGCCAGGCCGTGATGATAAGTGGAAACAAGAAACTATCAACAACACTTCTGAAGAACAGTTCAGAAGAGAGTTTGAGTGTGAGTTCTTGGGTTCTGCAAATACACTAATACACCCATCTAAGATAAAATCAATGGCATTTCATAATCCAATTAAGTCTAATGCTGGATTGGATCTCTATGTCAAACCAAAAGAAGGACACCTCTACACCATCGTCTGTGACGTTGCTAGGGGGACTCAGAACGATTATTCTGCATTTATTGTATTCGATGTTACTACTGTGCCATACACTATTGTTGCAAAATATCGTAACAATGAAATCAAACCTCTACTCTTTCCTAATATTATTCACGATATTGCAACTGCATATAATCAGGCATATACACTTGTTGAGGTAAATGATATTGGTGAACAAGTTGCATCTGCACTACAGTATGACTTGGAGTATGAGAACCTTATCATGGCTTCCATGCGTGGGCGTGCGGGTCAAGTAATTGGAGGTGGTTTCTCAGGCGGTAAGGCACAATTGGGAGTAAGGACAACAAAGGCGGTTAAATCGCTAGGATGTTCTAATCTAAAACAAATTATTGAAACAGACAAGTTAATTATACAAGATTACGACTTGATTAATGAGTTTTCGACATTCTCACTTAGAGGACAGTCCTATGAAGCAGAAGATGGACACGCTGATGACCTTGCAATGTGTTGTGTTATCTTTGCATGGTTAATTCAACAGACATATTTTAAAGAGTTGACAGATGATGATATTCGTGCTAGAATGTTTCAAGAACAACAACATCAATTAGAACAAGACATGGCCCCGTTTGGGTTTATGGATGATGGTTTGCAAGACCCTTATGGAGAAACTGTCATAGATGAA